TTCGTCCTCATCTTCATCATAATCAGAAAGTGGTGTATTCCACCTAGCTTTAGGCATAAAATCGTCAGACGGTGAAGGTGCGTCCCACTCATCATCCATTTCAAATTCGTCTTCTTCATCCTCATCTTCATGATGTGAATAAAATTTGTCGGCACTTTTTAAAAAGTCCTCATCTTCAAATTCTAAAAGATCTTCTTCATATTCTTCATCTTCGTCTTCAAAATCAAAATCTTCAACGTCCTCCCATTCTTCGTTAAACATTTCATCTAATTCATTTTCCATGTTCTCTTTTTCTAATTGTTCATTTATTTTTATTATGTATTCTTCGTCACCATCGTTAAGAGTTATAATATTGTTGTCTTTTGTTACAACAATACCGTCACTATCTCCCATAGCTTTGAATACTTTTAATACCTCAGCATCTGACGCTCCGGTTAAATCTACTGTCTCGTCATCAGTAGGTACTTCCTCAACATCTTCCATACCCGCTTCGTCACCAGTCATTTCTGGTTCCTGACTCTGCATACCTGCTTCGTCACCCATCATTTCTGGTTCCATAGTTTGGTCAACTGGTACATCGGTTGTTTCTGGTTCTGTAATCTCCTCTTGTTCCATAAGAGACTCTTTTACTAGAGAACTGATTTCTTTCTTCATTGTAGAAGAAAGTATTCCTTGTGCGTTTTTGTTAATAGCGTCCTCAACATTTTTAATTTGAAATAACGCTTCTTCAACCATTGATTTTTTACTCATTTGTTTTAGTTGTTTTCATAATAAATATGTTGACTTTGTAAAAAATCTTTTTTTGGGTAATAAAAAAAGGGAATAATTTAAATTATCCCCTTTTACAAAAAAATTATAAAATTTAATTTTAATCTATAACCTCATCAATTTTACTTTCGGTTATTGAAGTTATTCTCCAATCCATTGTGTAGTTTTCATAAACCTTAGTCACTTTAGCTTCCACATCTGTTGGGGTATAACCCAAAACTAATTTTTCTTCTTTTACTTTTTTTACACGGCCAGACTCACTATCTAAAAGGTCTGATGTAATTTTTGCTACAAAATATTTTTCTCCTTGTTCCATAATTATTTTTTTTAAATAATAAGAACAATTTTTTTATTTATCAAGAAAAGATGATAGTTTATCCATTAACTTTTTTGTTTTGTCTAAACTTTCTTCTTCCATACCAGAAATTCTTTGATTCCTTAATTTATTTTCTTCTTCTAAATTCTCCTCAAATTTATGACGGTCATTTTTATCTAAAAATAAATAAGCACCAGGAGTTGATGGTGATGACACAAGGTCAAAACAAATAAGTTCAAAATCATCTTGTACTTCATTTTGTTCCCCAACCTTTTTTAAAGAACCAACACCTCTTGATGATATACCTAATGTAACACCTTGTCTTAAGTAGTTTGCTGCCATATCACCTTTTGTTGACACAATACCTCTTTCGTGAAAACCAGGTGATGTTAGTAATTTTAATTTTCCTAATAATATAGGACCATCCCACCATATATCTGTAATCATATGTGATACTCGGTCAAGATCAATTAAAGAAGATTCTGGGTGATTAAGTTCAGAAAGTGAAGTTCCCTTCTCAATCATTTTTTTATAGTTGTCAGCTTCTCTTTTTAATATTTTTTCTGGATATACTCGTCCATTTCTATTTGGTGTGTTATATTTTTGTAAAACTGCGTAGAATTCAAATGGTTTTGAGTGGTCTAAAAAAGATTTGGATTCCATAATAAAATGATTACCCTCACTTTTTGGATTTATATACCCTGCGTCATACTCAATAAGAATTCCCTTACCAGTTTCGTTTGGTGCTAAAATTTTCATATTTAAATTTTTATTATAAATATTAAACTTTTTCGGTTTTTACTTTAACTGTTTTAGAATTTCCATTTTTTGTTAAATAAAATTTAAAATATTCACTATTAGAAAAGACATCACCATATATATCTTTTGTTAATTTTTTTAAAATTCTTTTAAGTTTTAGTGATTTAAAATCCATTTCTGTTGTTAAAAACATATTGATTTCTAAATTCATAAATGATTTCTTTTTTAACTGTAATCCAGATGTTCTTAAATCTAAGTCAACAATAAATTTGTCATCAAAAATTGATTTATCAATATTATTGTAAACAGAATGTTTAACGGATCGGTTTAGATTTAAAACAACACGATTCCAATTTTCTGGTTCTTGTTTTGGTTCAACCCAAGTTTGGATGTTTAAGTAAAGTGATTTGAATTCTTTTGAGTCTACAGTTCCGTAGTGGACTTTGGATGTTCTAAAACCAGTTAGTTTTAGTGTTTTTCCTTTTTTCATAAATATTTTTCATATTTTTAGTTTATTTTTTTAAAAATTAAGTAATTTTGTAATATATATCAAATATGTTAATTATAAAAGTAAAAAACGGTGGGATTGAGAAGGCCCTAAAAGAACTTAAAAGTAAGGTTATTAAAACTAGACAAAATTCTTTTTTAAATGATAGAAAAGAATACAAAAAAAAATCTGTCAAAAAAAGACAGATTTTAAATAAGGCTAAGTTTAAAGAAAAGTTCTTAAATTCATAAACCTTTTTCTAGGTCCTTTAATTTTAAATAATTTAATTTATCAAAGTTTTCATTTTGAACTTTAGTTATTGTAAGATTAATTTTTTCTAGAACTTCTTTATCGTTTTCATTTTCTTTTACATCAGTAAGTTTCTCAATAATTGTTTCTTTTAGTAAATCAAATTTAAGTTTTAGTTTTTCATCGGATTCTTTTAGAATATTTTTTATTTTTAATTTTTCAGATTCGGTTAAATTTGACAAATAATTATTTATTGTTTTGTTTCCAACGTCAACTAAATTATCTAAAGTTGTATTTATTTCTAAATTTTCCTCACTTTTCTTCTGTAAGTTTTCAGAAATTAAATTTTTACTTTTTAATTTATTTTCTAAAAGAGCAACATTTGATGTAAACAAATTATCAATGTCCTCATAGTTATTTTTAACTTTAACACCACTTGTCCAAAGTTCTAAATCTTTTAATTGATTTTTTGTAATTTTATTTACCGTATTTTCAAATACAATAGTACATTCATTAATAAAATTTTCTGCGAGATTTTTTTCTAATCCTTTATTAGACGATAACTCATCGTATAAAAAATACAATTTTTTAATATTTTTATTTTTTAACACAAGTTGGTCAAAGACAAACATTTGGTCTTTAAATGTTTCGTCTAAATAACTTTCAGTTAATATTTTTTCTATTTTGCTTTTTATTGTACCAAATTTCATTTTTAAAGTTTTCTAATAAATATTATCCATTTAGTAATTTGTCCAATTCTTTTTCAATATCTCCTAATGAATTTCTTCCTTTTGATAAATCAATGTATTCATCTTCTACTAAATCATTACTTTCTAAAAGGATGTTATAATTTTTGTTTTCAACACTATCCATCATTGGCGCCTCACCACCTGGGGGAGGAGGAGCACCACCCTCACCACCTGGAGGAGGAGGAGGAGCACCGCCGCCGCCAGCAGTAACGGTTTCACCAGATACAGTTTTATATAATTTGTCAACATTATCAAACATACCAGTGTGTGTAATAACGGTTGCCGTATTTGCAAGTTCAGCAGCAACAGCCCTTTCCAATCTAATCTGTTGTATTTCAAGTTTAATATCTTCATCTGAAAACCCAAATATATGTTTTTTAGCCCAAGTTGCTGATGTTGGTTGTAATGTGTTTGCAATTTCTGTAACCATATCTTTATACAACAATACTTTTTCTTTCCAAACTGAAACCATAAGTAAATCAGCTTGTTTTGATGGATTTGTAAGTCCTAATGTAAAGTTGTGTAATTCGTCTTCAAAACCTAATAAGAACAAATGAATAATTGCAATTTTGTTTAATTCAGCAATCATACTTTTTTGTATTTTATTTATGGTTCTAGCAAAACGAATGTCAAGTAAAGATAAATTATCACCACTACCAACTGGTTCCTCAAATCCTAAAAAAGCTTTTGGTATTCTTAAAGCTGTTACAAGTTTTTTCTGTATATACTCAATATCGGCAATTTCTGATAAGTTTTGTGCCCCAGCTAAAGTTTCAATTGGCATTGTTTGTGCGGCATCTCTAACTGGAATAAA